TGCTCCAGTAGCACCAGCAGGACCAGTTGCGCCAGTGGCTCCCGTGTTTCCAACTCCAGATATAACATCACCACCATCTAGTATAGGAGTTCCACCCAAACCACTGACGTATGTTCCGGGATCTAATCTCGGTCCAAGGGGAGTTATCAATGGAATAAGATCATCAAGGTTGTTTTCGACCACTGAGATTATGTTTGAGGTTAAGTTGGATATTGATCCAAAAAACTCAATTCCAATCGGAACAATAACTTCTTCATCTTCTTCGTCAAATTCTATAATGGTGTAAACTTGACTCAACGAGTTTGGACGAACAACATTTATACCCAGTGGTGTTTCTGGGTAATAAAAACGAAGAGTGAGTCTTCGTGTTTTTAGATCTTTGATGATTCGTTCGACGTTTGCCATATCAGTTCAATTTAATGTTGGATGCTTTCATCACAATGTTGTCACTGGCATTTATTTCTATGGACTCGCCTGAGTTTATTTTGATACTACCAGCAACAAGATGTTCAGAGTCACCATCAACTTGTGCAGTGCAATTTCCTTTGACATACAAAGAAGCGTCACCCTCTACAGTGACATTCATTTTACCGACGACATGAAGGTTGTTGTCTTTGATTACAACCTCATATTGATCACCTACAATCTTCACGACTTTTTTTCCGTCAGGATGAATTTCTTCAAAGGTTCCTGATCTATGATATCTATGCAGTCTTTCTGCGCCCGGTGTGTCATCCATTTCATCCAAGTGACCCGACTCGGTAAACTTCACATGATTGAAAGGATACTTTGCATCATATGGAGTTTCTGGTTCATTTATCTCTTCTCCTCCACCAAGACCACCCGCCGTCTCCATCTTGTCAAGGTACTCTGGATCTTTTTTGAACTCAACATAAGTTCCCTCTTGAACACCGCGAGCCATTCTATTTGTGTCTGGCTCATTCAAAAACTCTTCAAGAGGATATGTTCCATTTGGATCATTGAACCCTTCTTGTTGGTTTGCTTTCTTGAGAGAAACACCACCTAAAGTTCCTAAGAACATAGGCTCTTGTGCTGATTCGCCATCACGAAAGAATCCAAAAACCCATGTGCCTTCAACGGGTCCAACAGGAGCATCACCTATACCACTCATTGCAGCAGATGTTATTGGTTGAACTGGATATGCCCAAGGTAAATCTTCGGTTGGTAGATCCTGCTTGTTTTCAGTATGAAACCCAAGACATCGAACACGAACTCTACCAAGTTGTTCGGGATCATTTCTGTCTTCAACTACACCCTGAAACCAAATAAATCCATTTTTACCAGCAAACGCTTCCATGATTATCTCCTATGATTATTTGTTTCCTGTTCCCAAGAAAGATGATTTGTCTGGTGTTGGTTGCTCATAACTATTCTTGGCGAGCAACATTGTATTCGTATACCCATCTTGGGTTATGGTGTGTCTAAGGGTTGTGATCAAATACCTACCGCTATAATAAGTGTCATACCACTCATCCTGACCTTTATCCTCAAAAGAAGATTTTGGTGTAAAGAATTCTATAACCTTTCCTGCTCGAAGCAATGAGTTTCCACAAGTCGTTATTTTTACACTGACACTATCAAGAAGAATATTACTAGAGATGGATCGTTGTAACCAATCTTTGTGGTTTTGAACGTCAGGAAAATCTTTGCCCATCAATCCTGTTTGTTTTGTTGTCAAGTGAAAGGCAGAATCTGGTTTTGTTGTATAGACATCTGTATTGTTTTTTGTTAGTTTATTGTCAGTGATATACCTAACCTTACCTTCATCGTCATTGTAGTTGTATATGTACTTCCCCCATTGTTTAGTTGTTACATCGTGAACATACAAAGTGGATGAATATGATCCTTGGATTTGTTCTTTTAACTTTTGATTTGTCTTCAAAAAGTTAACATCTCTAGTCTTTGAAAAGATCAGCGAAAGATCTCTTTCTGTGTTTGCTGGAATGTTGTAATATGTCATTACTGAGTTTGCACTTACCAGTTCACTCAAAGTAATGAAGTTGTGTCTATCGGCGTCTTCATAAAAGAGATAGTTGGTTTCGCTTGATCTTTTTGCTGGAATTGCTCTCTTAGCAAGCCAAAGCAAGGCTCTAAATGGAGACCATCTTGGAATAACATATTTTTGTTCTCCAAGCGTCTCTTGAACATTTAGATCTGATGCATCATATTTCAGTGGTTTTAAGGGATTGTCTTTTTTGGTGGTTTTGATGTATTCAGAGTAGATCTTTTTAGCGATATCACTTATCTTTCCTTTGTATGATTTTGATATGTTTTTTGTTTTATCATTGAAAGCAGAATCGCTGATCAGAGTTAATCTGTAAACTTCTTTTCTTTGATCTTCTGATTTTACATTGTCAGTCACCTCTATCACTCTAAATGATTTCTTGATATACTCTGATCCTATTCCGGGAGTTTTGAATTCAATCTCTAAAATTTCATATCCCTCCATCGGAAAAGTTGATCTCAAATTAACAGCATCTTTTAATATGACAGATCCTGTCAAAGAGCATTTGAATATGTCTTCGACAAAAGTAAAGTTTTGGAATAGTGGTTTTAGATCTAGTTTCTGACCAGATCTACCAATTAATACCATGCTAAGTAACCGATAGTCGTCAATATCAGTATACTTATTGTCCGGTTTTATCTTTAGGACAAATTGCTCTGGCATTAAGTCTCAATTACCTCTCTGAATTGTCTAAGGATATCATTCAATAGCCTTGGATTTACTAATTTCAACTTTCTACTCTTTTCATTCTCTTTGAATTCATAATCTTCGTTGGTTATTACATATGTGTTGTTTCCATCATTCATGTAGTTTTCAAGAATGGTTTGTGTTACTCCAACTGGATCAAGAAATCCATCACCAGTTTGACCAATTGGAATTTGGTTTCCCTTGTCATCTGGAGGTGTAGCCATTGGATTCAACTGTATTCCGTTTTCTTCAAAATGATGAACAGAATAGCGGCTTATCGTTACTCTTGATACCTTTGCTCTTAATTCTCCTTCATACCCTCTCACTATCACATCACCTTCTTTAATTACACCTGTGAGTGAATCCAGTTGAATTGCGGATAGTTCAGGAATGTATCTTTTGATGATACCTAGAACTTTATCATCATCTTCGTCTTTGTATCTTAATCTTTGACCAAGGTAGACAGTTATTGTGTCACCCTCTCTAAAGTTTGGAATATTGCTTGCCGGATTTGGGTGAGAAAAAAACTGCTCACTGTCATTTTCAGGTGTTATGAATAAAGTTTGTGATCTATATTTTCTGTTAGTATAGTCATCTAAAGATCTAGATCTAAGGGGTATGGAATAATTTGGATCTAAAAAATTGTTGAAAAGCAAAACCAACCAAAAGTATTCTTGATCCCCATATACAGATTCTGCTATGAATTCTGGTGTAGATCCTTCTGGGGCATTGTATTCAATAAAAACCTCTGCATTGGTTTTTTCTAATTCCTTAAAATCAATTCTTATGAGTATATCTTGAATGGTCTCTAATTGACCATCTTCTTTGACATAGTTTACAAGAGGGAAGTTAGCGAAATACATTAAAATCCATCCTTTACCAGTTCTCTATGAATATATTGTGTCTCTTTGAATGAAAGAGAGATTTCAACTCTAATAGGAGAACCATCTTTAAAAGAATGATATACATCATCTGGTGTGTAGTTTGTGGTTATCTTTTCCAAGACGCATTTTTTTAATTTTGGAAGACTAGTATTTTCCTTGGTTTCATTTAATTCAACATCATACGATTTGAATTTGATTTCAAATTCAGAGGGAAAATTAAAGAATGCTTTATTTTCCGATAGTTCTGGATAAGCATGAAACCTAAAAAGTTTTATTATACTGGCTACTGTTTCTGCTTCCTTCTTTGATCTTGGTATGAGGTTGAATTTGAAGTCAAACGATCTAAATGCAACACCTCTAAACATTTGCTCTTTTTGAGGATTAACGACAACACCTAATTGTGCAGACAAGACATCTCCTGCATTGATTGAGTCTTGTCCTAGTATTCCACCAACTATATCCAATCCTCCAGCAAGTTGTCTCAATAAATTAAGAGCAACTGTACTCTGAAATGCACTTGCATTTTTTATATTTTGTGCAGCAGCAAATCCCACCTCTTCATAAGAAAATGCATCAGTATACTCAATTCCACCCGGCAAATATATTGAAACACTTTCACCTGCTTGTCTATTACTTCCTGCTAATCTGTTATCAGAAATATTAAGACTTGTTCCAAGTTTTCCAAGTGCATTGCTTGCATCTTCTTGTGCTTGTTTTCTCTCAGCATTATCTTCGCTGTCAGTTGAATCGGGAAGTAAAGCATCCAGTCCAGAACCAACAGCGGCTCTAATATTTTTTACCACCCCTTGAATTCCTTTTGCTTCCAAAAAATGAGGTATAAATTCAACCCAGTGTATAATTCCATTTCCTGTCTCTGGTTGACCTAAATCACTAGGAAACACATATAGTTGATTTTTCCCTTGTTCTGTGAGCCGATTCAAATCGCCGCTTCTACGAAAAGCACTATCTACAGATGCAGCAGCAGATTCGGTTATGTCTCCTAAGTAAGTCATTAGTTTCTCCTAGTCTAATACATAGTTATATATGCCATACAAAGGAAAATATAAACCAAATAGACCCGACAAATATCATGGAGATCCCACGAAAATTGTGTACCGAAGTCTATGGGAGAGAAAGTGCATGAGGGTATTTGATGAGAACCCAAACGTGATTTCTTGGGGATCAGAGGAGATATGCATACCTTATATTTCTCCGGTAGATGGCAAACCCCACAGATACTATCCAGATTTCATTGTTGAACTTAAAAACAAACAAGGTGAAATAGAAACACTAGTTATTGAAGTCAAACCAAGTAAGCAAACAATTGAGCCAAAGAAACCTACGAGCGGAAAGAAAACGAGAAGATATTTGAGCGAAGTTATGACATACACCATAAATAATGCTAAGTGGGAGGCTGCAAAAAAAGCATGTGAAAATAGAGGATGGGTTTTTAGAATCATAACAGAAAAAGAGATATTCTGATGCTCTACGAAGAACTCAAAAAAATAGCACCGCCTTTATCTGATTTCTTACAAAGAGTAGCACCAGATCTAGGAGAAGAAGATGTCAATGTAATGAATCCAAACTCAATAAGAAGATCAATTGGAGGAAGAGGTAGGTGCTATTTATTTTCTTATAGGAATCCCATCAACAAAGGAACACCAAAATTACCATATTACCATATTTACCCAATGGTAATTTCCTTGGAGCAAGAGGAAAATAGTTTATTGGGATTAAACCCATTTTACCTTCCCCCAGAGATGAGACAAAAACTTATTAATGGAATCATGGGAAGGTTGCTAGGAAGCGAAGAAGATCCAGACACCAGAGCATCAATATCATATAAAATGTTGTCTAGATATAGAAGAAGTTTAGGATTAGCATTTCCTTGTATTAAAAGATACGATCACCAAAGAATGGGTCGCATTATTTTGGAGATGAAACCGAGTTTGTGGGAAAGATTTTACTTGGGAGATATTTCAAAAAAACATGAAGTGTTTTTTGTTGGAAAAAATGTATCTTCTATATGGAGTGAAAGTAAAATTCAAGCGATAAAGGATTCAAGAAAAACCTAAAGGAACATAAAAAAGATGTTTGGATTTAACGTACAAAACTTTATTGCTGGAATCAAAAAGCATGGTGTTGCCCAGCGAAATCGTTATGAAATACAATTTGGTGCTTATGGTGATAGTCCTAGATTTGTTTTCAATAAGGAAAACACAGAACTTTTAAATCAGAGACTGGAAACAGTTTCTTTTCCTGCTTCCACTATAGGAAGTAAGGGTCATGTTTTACAGGGTATAGAAAGAGAAATGCCTTATGGTAGAATTTATGAGGGTGATGTTACACTTTCTTTTCTAGAGACATATGAATACAACATAAGAAAACTGTTCACCGAATGGCAAGAAAAAATAATAGATTCTACAAACTATACTCATGGTTATTATAATGATTATGTAACTAGTCTTGATATTAGTTCATTTCCGATCACAAAACAAACAAAAGAAATATCACTTGATATTCCGAACCTGAACAGAGAAGGTCCAATTAGACCAACTCCTCTTGCCGCCGCTGCTGGGTTGACTGAAAATGTGGTAAACTTTCTTCGGAAAAAAGACCCCGCAGAAAGCACTTCATTGATTCCACCGGGTGCGCTTGATATTAAATTACCAGATCAAGTAAATATTCCTATAAATCCTCTTCCCTTATATCAAGTTCGGCTTATTCAAGTTTTCCCCAAAAGAATAAATGAAATTCAACTGTCAGCCGGTTCTGAAGAATTAGTAAAGACTGAAATAGTCTTATCTTTCCGCAAGTGGGAAATTGGAGTATCAGAACCTAATATTACATAAATGAAAGGATATTATGTCGTTACCTAAGTTAGAAAGTCCAACCTTTAAAATGAAACTGCCCTCTTCTGGAGAAACTATCTCGTATAGACCATTCTTAGTCAAAGAAGAAAAATTGCTATTGATGTTAGGCGAAGAAGACAGTTCCGATTCAAATAAAATTCAATTGATTCAAGAGTTAATCACTGCTTGTGTAAAAACAGAAATAGATTTCAACAAATTGACAACCTACGATATTGAGTATATCTTTCTCAATCTAAGATCCAAATCTGTTGGTCAAGACATTCAATTGGGCTTGAGTTGTTCAAAATGTGAAACAAAATGTCCAGTTACATTAGATCTGGATAAGGATATATTTATAGAAAACCTAAAAGAGTCAAAGAAAGAAGAAAGTTACATCATTAAAATTGATAACTCTATTGGACTTAAAATGAAGCACCCTGCTTTTTCAGATATAGATTCCTTCACATCAATTAGTAACGATGGAGATATCATTTCAATTCTAGGAAAGTGTATAGAGTCAATCTATGATGATAAGACTGTTTACAACATCCAAGACTACACTGAAGAAGAAGTGAAGGAATTCTTGCAGTCATTGAGTATGAAAGACATAGAAAAAATGAAGAAGTTTTTCGATTCAATACCAAAGGTTAAGAGCAAGTTGGAATTTACCTGTCCTTCTTGTGGAAACAAAGAAGAAATGATTATTGATGGAATCGGTAATTTTTTCTAATGTGCCTCTCCCATGATTCCTTAGAAAATCATTACAGGGTAAATTTTATGATGATGCAGCACTATAAATATAGTTTGTCTGAGTTGGACAATATGATTCCTTGGGAGAGACAAATCTATCTTGGTCTATTGACCCAGTTCTTACAGGAAGAAAGAGAAAAAGAGGCAAAGTCAAATAGGAGACTTTAGGGATGGCAGGAAAACCACCAGAGAGCAGAGAAAATAAACAAGGGAATCCCTTGGAGGATGTTAATAATAATCCTCTTTTGTCTATATTAGGCAAAAGAGATTCCAACGAAAGGATGATTTCGGAATTCAAAAAAGCATCAAAAGAAGAAATCTCTGCATTAAACACAAACTTTGGTTCTTTAGCAAAAAGTATAGAAGTCAAACTACTTGGAGACTACTTAGAGAACTTTAAATCTACAATTACACTGCAACTCTCAAGTCTCAGGGTTATTGAAGAAGGTATTTCAAAACAATATAGTTATGACATAAAAAAGAATGAAAGAGACGATAAACGTGAAGTTAGTTTTAATGAAAACATTAAAACCCTATTCTCTACGATAAAAGATATCTTTTCGGGTTCAAAAGAAGACAAATTAGAAGAACAAAATAGACAAGGTGCATTGTTTAAAAATTTACAGTCAAGCGTTGTTTCATCTATAACATCTGTTAGATCTGCGATGAGAGAGTTAATACCAAAAGATTTTATGGGTGTGCTAAAGTTAGCATTTATAGTAGGAGTGGCGTATCTTTTAAGACCGTTTAAGGCACTTTTCACTGGCATCAGAGGATTGTTTGGGGCTAAATCCTTTCTCAACCTTGATAGACTTAGGCGAATTTTTGGAACATTGTATGATATTGGTCTTAGAATAGGGAAAGCACTGAAAAGTTTCTTCTCTGGTATTGGTGATCTTTTGGAATCATCTAAGGTTTCATTTTTGGGTCGTTTCGTTGCGTCGATCAGAGAATTGTTTACAGATGTTGGTGGTCTTTTTGGTAGAGTTGGAAACTTTTTTATTAGAGTTGGTGGTTTTTTTGCAAACATCTGGAAAGTAAGTAAACCATTTCTTACTTCCATAGGAAATTTTTTCAAAACAGTGGGTCAAATATTTTTAAATCTCTTCCCATTCCTAAAAACTGTATTAAAATTTGCAGGACCAATTGGAATTATCATTACAGTAATTGAAGGTATAGTTGGTGCGATTAGAGGATTTCTACGCTCTGATGGAAATTTCTTTGATAAACTTTTTAGTGCTATAAGAGGTTTCTTTGCTCAGATAATTTCTGGTCTCTCTTTTGGGCTTTTATCTTTTGAAGATGTAATGGGATTCTTCGATGGTGTTATAGAAAGTCTAACGAATTTCTTTGCATCCATATACGGTTTCTTTGCATATACAGTTCCTGAGTTGTTTGAACCTATTGGAGATTTTGTAAACAACAAACTTATTCCTGCATTTGAAAAAGCATATGATGCACTAGTCACTGTGTTTACAAAAACAATCCCGGATAGAGTAAGAGAACTCACCAGAACAGTAGTCCTTGCACTACTTAATGCAAGACTTTGGTTTATAGACAATGTGGTATCACTTATAAATCCAGAAAAAGAAAAGGAACAAAGGCTCAGAGTGGAGAGACAAATTTATGAAGTAAGTGGTCAAAAGGCTATAGATGAAGAAAAGATGTCGAAGGAGAGGGAAGAAAGAGAAAAGTCAACTAAACAACAAGAAGAACAATTCAGATTGGAGGAAGAAGCAAGGCTACAATCATTACCACAAGAACAATTAGACGCAATAGACAAACAGAGAGAAGCAAATGTCTTGTTGCTGAGATCGGTAAATGATTTGTGGATGTCAGCAAAAGACGGTGGATTAGTCAATGAAGCACAGGAAATGGTTCGCACGGGACTAATCACAGCAGATGAGATAAGAGAGTTCAAGAAGGAAAGAGGTCTTAGTGACATTGGTGAAAATGCACTAAGGCAATTGATAGAATTGAATAGACAGAGAGAAGAAAAAACACAAGAAGAAAAACCACCAACAGCGGTACAAACTAATAATATTGTCACCAACAACAATCAAAGAATATTTAGCGGTGATAGTGAAATTGCTAGTGACGCAAGAAACTCATTGTATTCAACACCAAATATTTCAATGGCATAAAAAACCCCCGGATTTCTCCGGGGGTTTCTCTCTCTAAAAGAGATCGTCTGTCAATCCTCACTCGCGAGTCGTTCAAAGTAGGACATGGCATCCTCCTCTTCAGACGGAGCCGAAATGGTCTCCTCCGACACGGAGACTGACTCCTCCGAAGGCTTTGACTCTAGCCTAGTGGTCTCGGCAGTGGTGGAAACTGCTGTGCTGCCAAGCACGATATCAAGACGCTGCTTGAGTTCGTCATATGACTTGTAGTTGCTGGGGTCAACGAACTCGTTCAATCCATACTCACTTTCCCAAACCTTCTTGAGACGATCATCGTCTCCGTCAAACAACTCCGAAGGGGAATCAAACTCGGACTTGTCATAGTTGAGATAGCCTGCAACCTTTCGAATACGGATTCTAAAGTTGGCACCCTTCCAGAAATCGAAGGGAACGATTGCATCCTCATCAGCAAACTCAGGCTTCATTGCATCCTGAATCTTCTGATAGATCTTGGTTCCATAGCGGAACAAGAAAACCTTACCATTGTTTTCCGGTGCTGCCGGATCGTCGATCACAAGAACATTGGACACATAGTTCTTCTTTCGCTTGAACTTCTGTGAAACCATATCCTTCTTGACCTGATCGCCACTGTTCCAGAGACGAGTGTTCATCTCCGAGACAGGATCTTTCTCGCCGAGTGTGGTACGCGAATTTTCAATGTACCATCCACCCGGTCCCTGAAAACCGTGTGAATAATACAGGACGAAGGGAACTTCCTCTCCCGGTGCTTCTGGAAGAAATCGAATGATTGCCTGTCCAGTTCCTGCATCATCCACGGCTGGTCGCCAGAAGCGATCATCCTTGTATGAATTCTTGGTTTCGTCCATCGAGGACAACTTCTCGATCAATGCGTCTGTGTTCTTACTCTTCTTTTTTAGTGCGTCGAATGACATTCTGTTTTACTCCTGTTGTAGTGTTTTCAACTGTTTTACGATCAGTTGTATGGAAGAAGTATACACCCAAAAACATGGATGTCAACCCTCTTACCACAATTTTGGTGATCTGGGTAAAAGATTTATTTCCTCTCCCTCTGTTCTTATCTTTTCTTTTATTGGTTGGCTAAGATACTTCGCGGCAAGTTCTGGTTCTATGTCCAATTCCCTGCAACTCTCGATTACGGCTTCAATATAGCCATATTCGTTGATTCTAGCCTTATTCTCTACCATGCTGTTGAATTCTTTTTCTAACCTATCAAACATGATTTTCTCCATGACCAAATGCATAAATGAAATACATAGGTATGTAGTATACTACAATGAAT